AATCGAATCTGCTTGCTCAGGTGTAAGTAGGGGAACACCGCCGCCAGGCATTGATTCCCATTTGTCGCCTTTATAGCGCCCAGCCATTTTGGAAAGTTCGATAGCGGTATCAAAGGCAATTCGATTGCTTATATCATTAAGAAAAGCATCAGCTTGCTCTTGTGTTAAATACTGTAAACCACCGCCTGGTAACCTTGCCCATCTATCAGATGGCGCACGATTAGCAGACTCAGCAAGTTCAGCTCTAAGGCCAGTAGCTATCTGCGCATCTATAGTAGCGATAACAGAATCCGCTTGCTCTTGAGTGAGTAGTTTAATACCACCACCAGGTCTATTCATCCAACGATCAGGTGGAACACGAGCTGCAGATTCAGCAAGTTCAGCTCTAAGGTCTGTAGCTATCTGCGCATCTATAGTAGCGATAATAGAATCCGCTTGCTCTTGAGTGAGTAGTTTAGTACCACCACCAGGTCTGTAGAGCCATCTATCGGTTGGCACGCGTGATGCCGCAGCACTAAGTTCCTGAGATACTGAGAGCGTTACCGATGCAGTGATTCGTTCTAGCTCTGCCTGTGCTTGTTCAGGCGTTAATAATGGAATTCCTCCACCTGGCATATACATCCAGCGATCAGGAGGAACTCTTGATTCAGCCGACCCAAGATATTTTTCTGGTGGAGAATATTCTTTAATTGCATTTTGTAATAAGGTTATGGTACCTTCGCCGAGCTTCCAAATGCCTGAAGTAAGCATCTTATAGAGTAAATCATTCGCATTATTAACAAACTGTTTTTTTACTTTTTCCTGTAATTCTGGTGGGAGATTCGGCAGGTCTTTTGTGTGCTGATTTATCCATTCTTGCACAACATAAGAGCCTGTGGGCTTCTCCCATCCAAGTTCATAGCGAGTCTTAGTAGCATCAATGCCTGTTGCTTCTGTAAGCCACTGTCGCCAATCAAGTCCATTTTGTGATTGATCTTCTACAGGAACCCATTTTCTTCCTTCGGCACGATAAAGTTTCCCATTATATGTCGCATATTGGCCGTTATAATCAGACCATTCACTCAAAGAAGAAAGAGTTTTGTATCCACTCGGAGCATTAAGCCTTCCAGACTCGAGAGCGGTTTGTGTTTGCTCTTTTTGTAATCCCCTTAAAATCCCCAAGACTTGTTCTTGAAGAGTTATTCCAGTTCTTTGCCCGGTAATATTAGGCGCATATCCGGGTGGTATTACACCTTCTAGTTGTGTAGGATTGGCTCGCGCAAATGCAAGCGCTGCTTGAATATTTCCACTTGACCCACCGGAAGCAATGACTGTTTTTATATTTTTTCTACCTAACACTCGATCAGAGTATTCATTGAAATCATCAAGCCATGATTTTAACGAGTCTTGTAAAGACTTCCCCATTTCGGCAAGCATTGCCTTCCAATTATCTTTGGCGATGGATAATTTCCCCTCATAAGTTTGGGCGGTTTTTTCCATCATGCCTTCAAATTGCCCACCAGCTTCAGTAAGGGATCTCAATGCATTTTCAATTTCAGGGAAGCCTACTTTGCCTTCGGTAACGAGAGCCTGCACCTGCTCGACTGATTTCCCCATGACTTGCGACAAAGCCTCGAATATTGGGACTCCAGCATTGACGAATTGGTAAAGGTCTCTAGTAAGGACTCTACCTTGTGCAAGCGCCTGGCCATAAGCAAGTGCCAACCGTTGCATGGTTTCATCGTTGCCGCGCGCAACGTCTCCCATGCGTTCAAGAGTAGGAATGATTTCTTCAGTAGCAAGGCCGAAGCCCTTTAACATTTGAGCGGCGCTTTCTACACCTTGGAATGTAAGAGGGGTGCGCTGAGCAAGGGCATAAAGTTCGCCGAACATTTTCGAGCCTTCCCCAACATCTTTCAAAAAGACGCCCCAGGCCACACGCGAACGCTCGAAACTCCCGGCAAGGTTAACCGCCTCTTTGCCAAGATCAATAAACTCTCGAATAGCCGCTCGAGTAACTTGGATGCCAAGATTCATCCCTGAGGAATAGCCTGCTATTTTAAGCGCAAGAGAACTAAATGACGCCTCGGTGTTGCGGCCTTGGTTGGCAAGGTTTTGGAGCCCAGCCGTGGTTTCTTGGATACCTTCATTATGTACCCGTACAATTAAGCTTGCATCATCCATGTATTAGTCCTTATTGTCCTCACGCCATTTCGTTATGGCCGCATCCATCGCTCGCAATGCCTCAATCTCCCACGACGACAGCCGATACCCTGTTACTTCCTGATAGTCCAAAAGGGCGCGCCACGTAATTTTCGCGCCAGAAAAGCCTTGCTCCAATCCACTCCGTAAATCCCAAAACATTTGCCATAAATATTCAAATCCGTCTGGAACCTTCACCGAATCAAGCCGCTCATCATGCCCACGCCCTTGCCGTTCCCGCGCTTCAAGCTGTTCCCGCAAAGAAGTTTCGTCGTCCTTTGCAGGAACATTCAGGTCGCAATACGCCCTAACCGCTTCGCATAGTGCAGTTAGGGCTTCGGAAAATAATTCTTCCTAGTAGTGATGAAATTACCAACAAATGTTGCTAAATACGGTAGCTTTAGATACTTCTCTTTTGCCGCTTCCTGAGAGAATTTCACTTCGCTCCCATCATCCTCTTCCGCGCCTTTCCATCCAGTGGTACAGCGCGCAAAGAGTTCGCACAAATCTTCTTGCCGCAAGGTATTGATACCACGCGCCTTGTTGCGTGAGAGAATCTCTTCAAGCCCCGCCTGATATACCTTTGAGTCTGCACCAAGCAAAGTAAGAATAAGCCCGGAAGGCTCTCCAGTAATAGGGTCTGGAACCTCGGCGTCAATGCCTTTTTCTGCAAGTGTCTGCGAATCGAACCTTGAAAACTTCATTTTGCCTCCTGTATGGCCTTATGCCAATTTCCACCAGCGCCAGTTGATGAGGCCGCTTGTGGAGTCCTTCTCAACCTGGAACGGGATATTCTGAATGACGTCAGTTTCGCTCTTCTGGAACTGCGCATCGGTAATAAAAACCCTAGGTACATCGAGCGCATACCCGGTAACCCCGCCAGAATCCATGAACTTAAGCCCAAGCGCAAACCGTGTTTCAGCGGCATATTTAGTCCAGAAAGAAGATGATTCAACATAGAGGCTAAGGTTTCCGGTCAGATTGGAACGCCCGTATGAAATGCCTGTTGCTTCATCAAGGCCAATAGAGAACTGAGGGCTTCTCTGGTTCGCCATGGCAAGATTAAGTTGCGTGATTGTTGCGACAGGAGCACCATCTATAACTACTACGCTATCAGTTGCGCGAATCGGCAACGTTGTTGAAGGATCGGCGTAAGAACCTGCATACTTCGTAGCGGAAGGGCCTAGAATCTTTTTGGCGATAAAATCAAAGTTACAGGTTACAATTCCATCGGTTGCCATCGAAAGCGTCATGCCATTAGCGACACAGCCTAGTGCTTCAAAGTAAATCGGAGTAGCAGTATCAAGTTGTGCATCTTCAAAAGCGAGCGATTTTTCTGTCGAGCCAGTTATCAGATATCCCATCCGCTGCACTGTTATTCCAGCCTGTGACGTTGCCGCGGTAAGCAGAGACGCACCAGTTTCAGGGTCTTTTGCTTCGCCAAAGGTAAGCATGTTGTCAGTGCGAGCGGTTACCTTGAAGAATCCATTGTTCGCGGTATATGCACCAGCGAATCCAGAAACCTTGACATAATCTCCAACGGAAATGAGCGAAGCACCAGTGCCACCAATACCTGTAGCCGCCATCGTGTTCGTTGTTCCAGCGACGACAGTAACGGAAAGCGCGGAGATTGCAGTTCCTGCCAAAACCCATGAGTTCATACACGCCGAAGCGATAAAGTCCTCAAAGGTTCCGTATGACAGCTCTCCGTTCGCCCGGAATGTATTTGTCTTGTTGCCAAGCCTTCCTGGAGCTACAGAGCGGTCGCCAACCGCTTGCTGGCTTTGAAGGTTACTGCGCCTCTGTTCTAGCCCGGACGCCAATAGAAGCCTTGTTTTCGTGAATGCAGTTCCGGACGGAACGCCTAAAGAAGATTCGGTGACGTATGACGGCTGCCACCTTGAGCCACTTGCTCTTGCCATAAATACCTCCAAAGGTATGTTTTCAATTATTCACATCAGCTACCCAATAGACGCGAACCGCGACTACAGGATTGCCAGTCGTACCATCAAAAAGCCCTTTCACCATGCCGCACGACGTTACCGTGACGGTCTGATTGTTGTAAACAAGGTTGGTGCCAGGTTTGAAACAGTCCATGATTCTTTGCGCTTCGGCTGTCATCGGTACGTCGCCAACGTCTCTAGGCTCGCAAACATTTACCTGTAAGAACCCAGTGTGCCTTACTCTTGCGCCAGCGCCACATCCGTCCATGTTCGGCTGTGGGCCCGGAACCCATAGAATGCGATACCAGAGAGCATTGTTCGGCGGTGGAATTTCAGCAGTTCCTTCCATGTGCCGCTTGTTCTCAAACCACGTTTTGTCGGCAGGAATCGCGGCCCCTGGAGTGGAGCTTGTGGCCCGTGAGATGAGCGCATGGCGAACATCAATCAGACTCATACCTTCCCCTGCATCTTTGCAATTGTGATACCAACCATACCAGCTGGAGCCTGCGTGCTGTAGCCATTCACTGTTTTACCTTTACCTTTCTTCGGCGGATTAGGATAAAGCCCATATTCCAGCACCTTTATGTACGGCAAGCTGTTTGCTAAAAATGCGTCAGTCTCTTTAGGTTTCCAGAACGTTGCAACGACCTTCGCATTGTTTTTTGCCGACTCATAATCCGTTGATGAAGTAGTAGAAAGATCAGGTGAACCAGTAGACGGAATCCAGTTCGCACGTGCCATTCCTGTGTCAACAGGTGTTGCCATGATAATGTTTGTAGCAAGTTCGCCAAATACCTTTCGACATACTGCGTCATTCTTTGCGAGAGCCTTGCCAACAAAGCTCTCAATCGATGCGGTAAATGTTCCGTCTCCAGCA